CTATCGGGTGGGATCAACTACCTCACCAACTCGTCGATAAACAGTGTCCGTCAGCTGTTCACTGCTATGGCCAAGCAGGCGACTGGCAGCGCTCAAATCGTCAATTTCGCTGGCTGCTTTCGGCCGGATGTCTCTGAACTGAAACTGCCGGATGCGCTGATCTAGATCGCCGTTTCCATTCTCGGCTGCTTCGGTTGCCGCCCTGGCTCTTGCATCATCCCAGCGAACTCTGAGCATCTGGCTGGACACCCGCATTCCGTTCTCGGTAGCGATCAGAAAGGGCGTCAGGTGGGGTTGGTGGCGCTCGAGCAGGCCATCGATGAACTGGCCAAGGCCGGTCTTCTTGCCATCGATGACGAGTCGGATACGCAACTTCTTGGCTGTCTTGCTCTGGCCTACCAGCAGGAAGTCACCGGCAATTGCGCTGCGCTTCATGGCCAGCACGTCTGCAGGGCGTTGGCCGGTCAGGTAAGCCAGATCCATCGCATCGCGTAATTCGGGCGCTGCTTTCCCGTATACCGCGTCCCATACGTCCTGGGCGGCATAGTAGTCGCGCGGTTTCTCCTTGTTCCTGCGCACGCCAGCTGCTGGGTTCTCCTTCTCGGTAAGCCCCCACTCGCGCGCGATGTTGAAGATGTGCGAGAGCAGGGCAATCTCGCGGTTCGCCCGGGTCTTGGCTGATCGCTTGTCGCGGTACTGGGCAATGACGTGCGGGGTGATGGCGTCGATTGGGGCATTTTCGAACACTGGGCGCAGCTGCTTCAGCTCAGCCAGGTTGTCGCGCTGCGTCCTGGGTGCCTTTGTGGGGATGATTTCGCGCTCATAGCGGTCAAAGATGGCGCTCATCAGGTTCGCAGCGCGCGGCAAGGGCTTGCAGTCCAGTTCGGCCCACTTGCGCTTGGCCTCGTCCAAGTCGGTACCAAGAGGGATTTCCATGCGTTTCCCCATGGCATCCACGCCGTTGTAGTAATAGCCCACCCACTGCTTTCCATTCTTCATGGTGCGGATGCGCCGGATCATCCGTGGAGGGAGGTCTCGGTTATCGGGGGATTTCGGGCGCATCAACTCACCTTCGACAGATCCATCGACCAGGTTTCTTTGGCTGTACCCTTGGTTGGGGTAATACCGGCCATCTTCAGGCGGGCATAGGCTCGCCCGACAACCGGATGCCCGGCGCGGTTGCGGTGGTATTTCCAGCCGTTCTGGTCCAGCCAGGTGCGTTGCTTGGCCGGCATCTTGTAGCCAGTGATGACTTCCAGCTCATTCCCTACGAGGGTTTCGCTGGTTGGCATGTCCTCGAGCATGGGCATGACTTCTCCGCGCCGCCCGTGGGCAGCGATGGTTGTGTGGTGTGGTATGGGTTACTTGCGCCGCTGGAACTGCGTGCAGCGGACGATGAGGCGCTGGCCGTCGCGCTGGAGTACCGGCATCCGATCAAAGGGCAGGGTGCTGCAGTTGCGCAGGGCGTGGCAGCAGGTGGCGCACATGCCGCCCTTGGGCTGATGGGTCATCTGCAGTCCTCCAGAGGTTCACGCGCTCGCGCCTCGTCTTCCAAGAGGTGGCGCGCCGGTTTGTCGCTGATGAGGTTGTCCGGCAGTTTGTGGGTGGGCTGCTGCGCTGGCTGTTTCGGGGCGGCGGTCTGGTCGGTAAACGTGATCTCCGGCGCGCCGCCGACGATGCGGCGCAGGCAATCAGCCATTTCGTGTAAGTCAGACATGGCATGCATCCTTTCGGTAGTGATTGCGGTGACCTTCGGTTCTCCTAATCCGCATGCTGTTCCCGATGAGCGACCGGCGCAAGATGCCATACGCTTCCTCGCCGGCCTGTCGGTAGACCTGGGCGGGCTCTTGGCTTATCCATGGAGCACCTCCTGTTTGCTGCGCTGGTGGAGTGCGGCGTCGATGCGCTCGATCATGGCTGCCTTCCTCATCATCATGATTTTTCCAGTCGGCCGGCTCTCCATAGCGAACTGGCGGCACTGGACGAGCAGCTCCTCCATCTCAGCTACCCTGGTGGGAAGCGCCTCCTGAGCTTGTTCCCGGCGAAGCGTGGCGGCACTCGTCTGGGCTGCTTCCTTCATCGTGAATCCGAATACAGTTGGCTGTTCTGAGGTTTCTGCATCCAGCTCGGTCAGCAGTTCATCCGCCAAGATTCGCACTGGCGGGGTCGTTTCGTGGGTCATGACTGTTGCTCCTTCCCGTACACGGCATCTAGCCAGCCGGCGTACTCCGTGATGTCGCGGATCATTATGTTGCGGCCGTCCCACTCTCGGCCCACCCGGTCGCTGCTCTCGTCATCGCACTCCCGGCATGCGCGCAGGAAGTCGTTGAGAGCCTCTGCTGCCGATTCGAGTTTCTTCGCGCAGGCCACTGCAGCCTTCTTGCGCTTGGCAATGGCTCGCTGGGTACGCTTGATGTCGTTGTCGCTCAGCCAGTCGTCGCCGACCATCGCAAGTTGGGTCATTGGTTCTTCTCCTTCGTCTTGAATTGCGCAGGCTTGGTCACCGGCCGGCAGCGGATGCAGTCTTTCTTCGAGCCTAATTGGTGCAGGCCATCGCTTCGGCTGCGGCAGTGGGTGGGTCTGCTCATTGAGGGTTCATCTCTTTCAGGCACGCGGCAGCAGCTCCTGCACGACTTCGCCGGTCTCGACGAAATACCAGTCGCTGTCGGTCAAGTTGTTGATCATGAAACGCTCGAACTCATCAGGCGGTGTGCGCCGTATGAGCCGATCGAACTTGGGGGCTGGGCCTCGCCAAGTGGGCTCGGCGCCGACCAGCCGTGCCGCGGAAAGGTTGTGGTGGCCATCGATCAGCATCCGGTACCGCCGGCCGCGCAGCTCAAGCTCCACCGTTCGGACAACGAACACCTTGAAGTTCTGTGCTTTGCGCCGGACTGTCTCTGGGTCCAGGTGACGCTGGGAGCTGATGAGGGGAGGGTGGGATTGGTTTTCTGTGGGCATGGGGATTCCTTGCCGGCCATATGTCGTCCGGCATGTTTTGCAGTAAATGGTGAGCTACGTTGGTATCGAGTCAGCTGTAGAAGGCTGGAATCCTTCAGGAGGGGATCATGGCGATCTATATCGTTACGAGGGTTCGTATCACCAATGATGAGGTCAAAGGTTTCATATGGGCCCGGGCCGATGGCGGCTCGAATAGGCTTATCGAGAAAGAACATGAGGCGACTATCGATGAGGTCATCGATGCTATAGACCGCGGTGACACTGTCGAGATGACGTTCGAGACTGGCTATGGGCGGGTATCTGGCGGGAGGCTTCTAAAGGCAGCGTTGCCAGGAGGTGGAGCTACCGTCATTGAAGAGCGAGGCGGACCTAAGAGAAATATCAGCGATTTGCCAAGATTTTAGGTCACGCCACTCTCGCCCAGGTCTCCCGGCTCACCAACTCAGGCCAGCAGTCGCTGCGTAACCTGCATCTCCTCGGCGAACTGCGCAGCGACCACGGCACGCTCTGGCGGCGGGCTGACGCTGTTTCCGACGAAACGGACCTGAGCTTTCTTGGTGAAGATTCGGCCGCCATGTCCGCGGTTGAAGATGTATCCGCTCGGGAAGCCCTGGGCGGCGTACAGCTCGGCCGGCGTCAGCATCCGCATGCCGATGTCGACGATGACGTAGGGCGTGCCGCGGACTGTGACCGTGACCAGGGCCAGCCGGTCCTTGGTCGTGATGGTGTGCAGCGGGTTGCGCAGGTCTTGGCCGTCGCCCTGGCCGTAGTATTTGGTCAGGAAAGCCGCCACTCGCAGCGCGCCGGCCTCGACATCCGGTGACAGCGTGCAGGCTACAAGCGCGTGGTGCTCGGCCCCGGCGGTGATCACCGGTACCGGCTCCGTCAGCTCTCGGCCCACGCAGCTCTTGCGGAGAATCATCAGGCTGGCGGTAACCAGTTGCTGCTGGCTGCCGGTGTTTGTGATGGTAGTCATTGGCCGCGTCGGCGAGTGCCCCGGCGTCTCGTTGAAACCTCCGTTTTGCTGGGCAAGGTAGGCGACCGCTAGGGCATAGCCGTTCTCGCTGGTGACCGTCTGCAGTGGCTCCTCTACCGACTGGCCGCGGAACTGGTTGTAGCCGGTGTGGTTAACCTTTGCGATCAGCGGAGCGACCTCACACTTCACCGCGAAGAACCGCGCAGCGCCGGCCAGGACGGTCGGCAGCGGCTCTCGCGGGTCGATGCCGGTCACGTTCTGCGCCATTGCCGCCAGGTGGACGAAAGCGCCGTCAGGGGCAATAAACGGGTTGTGGCTATTGATGACGAACTTCTGCACGCCCTTGGCTAGGCGCTGCATGGTCTTCTCGGCCAGTGGCCGTCGCACGCCAGCCGCTTTGCCGTCCTCCGCCGATAGGAAAATGCTTGGGCAGGGGATCGACCAGTCGATGCACTCGGCCGCAGCGCGCCACCTCTTCTGCCCACGCTTGGGCTTGGCTGCATGGGTCGGCTCTGGCCAGCGGATCGGAACGCCGTCGCGTCGGGCGACCAGGAAGAGGCGGGTCCGGGTGGTCGGTGCGCCGTAGTCGGCGGCGCAGAGGGTGCGCCACTGGACGGCATAACCGAGGGAGCGCAGGGCGCCGACGAAGTGCTGCCAGTTGCGGCCGCGGTGGCGAGTGTCCGGCACCAGGTACTGCTCGCTGACCGGCACACGCTCGCCCGGGGTAGCCACGCTGCCGTCTACCTTCACGACGTGGCCGGTCTTGGCGCAGCGCTTGGCCACCAGCGGGCCCCACTGGAGCATCTGCTCGACGTTCTCGAGGGTGATCACCCGCGGCGCGCGGCCGACCTTGGCCAGGGAGCCGACCCACTTGATGACTACCCAGGCGAGGGCGCGGATCTTGCGGCTGCGCGGCTGGCCGGCGCGGGCCTGCGAATGGTGCGTGCAATCCGGCGATGCATGCAGCAGGCCGACCGGGCGTCCGCCGGTGGCCTCGTGTGGGCAGACCTCGTAGACGTCGCTCAGGTAGTGGCGGGCATGCGGGTGGTTCAGGGTGTGCATGCTCACGGCATCGGGATCGTGGTTGATTGCCACGTCCACCGGGCGGCCGAGGGCCTGCTCTATGCCGGTGCTGGCACCGCCGCCGCCGGCGAACAGGTCGACGACGATCTTGCCGCTGAAGTTGAGGCCGAACTGGGTGTGGAAGGCGGTCATGCCACGTCCTTCCATGCGGTGGTCGGCGCCTTCTGCTTGGCCTTGCTGGTGGCCGGCTGGTCCACCTTCACCTTTGCGCGAATCTTGAGGTCGCGGGCTTTTCCGGCCTTGCGCAGTAGCTCGATATACTGCTCGGCAAACTGCGGGGCATCGAACATGTGGCTCAACTGAACGGAGCGGGTGCCGCTCATTGTTTTCTCGATGCGCCGCTCGACAGCTTCGAGCCATTGCGACTCGGTCAGTTGAACCTTCAAGATGACGGTCGGCGTATTCTTTATGGCTTCCTCGCGAGCGTAGTGCTCGGTCATGCCGAAGACGGCAAAGGTGCTCATGGCTTTCTCCAGGCAAAGCTCTTCCGCGCCGCAGCATGGGCGTGGTGGCATAGGGAAATGGGGCGTTAAGCGATGAAGTGCGGTATTGCGTCAGGAGCTCTTTCAGCATGTATGCGCAGAGATAGAATCACGGCGCCATCAGTCTGTAGCTAGGATGGCTATCCGACCGAAACTTGCTTTTGGAGTAAGGGATGCGCACTCCCGCTTTGCTATTTCTCGTTGCGAGCCTCTTTTCTGTCGGCGCTCTCGCTCGGCAATCAGCTCCTACAGACGATGAGATCGCTCAGATTCTGATCGAGGAATCCATTGCCAGTTATCCTGGCCCTTGTGCCTGCCCATACAACACTGCACGGAATGGCAGTAGCTGTGGCCGGCGGAGCGCATACAGCAAGCCCAGAGGGTACTCACCGCTTTGCTATCGCGAGGATGTGTCGGACCAGGAAATTCAGCAGTATCGTCAGCGAAACAGAATGAATAATAAGCAGCCTGATAATTGATCAGGCTGGCGTCTTCCCATGTTCAAGGCGCTTGATTTGCTCGGACAAGGCATCCAGCAGTAGCTGTTGCCGCTGCTGGCCATCGAGGAACTCTTCAAGCGCTTTGATGACGAGGCTGTTCATGCTGGTGTGCTGTTTCAGGGCGGCATCACTGATGCGCTCACGCATACCGTCCGGCAGACGGATGATGAATTTGTCGAGTTGTCGTGAGTCAGCCACTGGTAAGCCCTCTGTGGTTTGTGATGATGCAGTGTGACATTTTTGTGAAGGAAATGTGATTGCACCGTTCGGCAGCAGGAGCGGTGGATGGGGGTTACGCTTCGGCTCGGTCGAGCCTATCGGCTTCAGGGGCGCCTTCGGTGTCGAGGCGCTGCGCCATTCCTTCGGAAATTGATGCTTCGTGACGTGTCACGCGGACCAGCTCGGCAAATCGTGACTGGTCACGCTTGGCGATCTGGTCAGCGCTGTGGATCAGCAGGGTGATCACCTCGGCCGGCTGCTCGAATCCGCCGATCTGGCAGAGGCGGTCGAGGGCGTCTGCGGTGCCCTGGTAGAGCTCCAGCTGCATAATTCGGTGGCCGAGGCGTTTCAGGCGCTCGGCTTCACGCTCGCGCTGGGCGCGTTTGCGTTCTGCGGCGGTCTTGGCGGTCATGGCCAGCACCGCTCCAGTAGCTTCGCGCCGTGCAGTTCGCTGTCTCGCATGACGATGACATGGCCACCGCTCACCTGCACGACGATGTAGGGCTCACCGCGGGAGGTGGCGAGTTGCTGGGCGTATTGGATCAGCCGGATGGTGTTGTTCGATGACATTTATCCGCTCCTTCAGCTAATGGCAATTCCAGCGCGTGCGGCGATGAACTCTATTTCCAGCGGCTTTACCTCGATTCCAGCCTTTTTCGCCATCTCGGCGATTTTGCTGGCGCAGGTCCGGCGGCTGCGGTTGTTCTCGCGGATCAGGGTGGTCAGCTGCTTTTCGCGGGCAATCTCGGCTCGGCGGTTCGGCAGGTTGCGAGTGGGGAAGTTGCTGCGTTCTGGAGCAAAGTTCCACGGTTCGATACGGATTGGGTCCGATATGGCGATCATGCTGCCGCTTCCTCATGTGGCATGGCGTTTAGCTCCCTGGTTGCAAGCGTGACTAGCGCCTCGATATGGCGACGCCAGTCGTATGCGTTCATGGCGTCGATGCCGATCGAGTTGCCTGCCAGCAGCCAGGCCAGGGTGGCGTGTGGGCTTTGGGTCCGTGTGCGCTGCTGGAGCCGGCTCGGTTCATCCTCGTCCTGCATGGCTGTTTCTCCTTGTCGTGCGCATGGAAAAGCCTCCTCGGGCGAGAAAGCTTTTTGATGTGCGCGGGAGAGGGGGAGGAGGGTGTGGCCGGTTACGCCGGCCGGGCGGTCACTCTTTCGACGTCTGCGTGACTACAGACCGCGTGGCGCGATAGCTGCCCTGTCTTGCGGATTATTCAAACAGGCTGCGCGCTTTGCCGGTAGCCGTGAGGCCCGGCGTGGCCATCGTAGGAAATGGCCGGCTGACGCTGCCTGCATACCGATCTGCCGGCGGTCTCTGCATCATATATAAATGATAATTATTCTCAAGTGATTAGTTGCGGAGAATGATGGCCGGTTACGCCGGCCGGACGTTCAGCGCATCGCCGCGGAATAGGGGCGCTGGCGATCGCTGAATGCTGCTGATGGGGCTGGCTCAGTCAGCGCACCAGTCCAGCCGTGCAAGCGGCTACGCTCGGTCCGCAGCTGGAAACGGATGATCTGTGCCCGGTGCTCGGCACCCGCCCGGGCGGCGGTTAAACGCATGACGCTTAGGTCATGCGCCCTCCGGCCCGCTCGGAGGGTGATGCCGGGCGGCATCGGCGGAGTGGTCTGGCCGGGTGCGATACCGGCATGCCGACGTTGAATCTGGCCTACAGGCAGTGAGGCAGTCGGCGCTTCGTTCGGATTGCCCGTTCACCGTGCACGGATTCCGGGTTCCCGCCTGTGTCAATGCTGCGCATCGCCTGCGCATTCAGACCACTCCCCGATGCCGCCCGGCGGCGGCCTTACGCGGTGGGGGATTGCTGCTGGAGCAGCCCGGCGACGGCTGCCGCGCGCTGGTCGGCCAACTGGTCGCGCAGCCGGTTGTTGTCGGCGCGCAGGCGGGAGAGCTGGTCGGACTGGCGGTCGACGAGGTTGGCGGAGTAGGAAAGGGTATCCCGCAGGTTGTCGACCTGGCGTGCCAAGCCGAGGCAGAGGGCCTTCGCCAGCCCGAAGTCGGTGCCCAGGCGCTGGAGGCTGGTGGCGGTGCTGACGTAGCAGCTTTCGATGGGGCGGTCGTTCATGCCTGGTGCTCCTGGTCGATGGCTGTTGCCATGTCGAGGACGAAGTGGGTGGCGTTGATCATGCCGGCCTCTCTGTGTTGGTCGTCGGTTGGCTTCCCAATGCCGCCTCGGTGAAGCGGCATCAGGAAACGTTCTGGTCTTGCTTTCTTCTTGCACAGACTGCGGTCGCTTATCCGCTGAGGCTTTCACGGGGTCCCGGGAGCGCGCCTCTGTCAGCTGTCCCGTTACTCGCTTCAACACGCCTCGCCGGCGTGCCCTCGCTTGAGTGTCCTGTGCCCAGCACCGGGATATGCCCGGCCACTGCCTGCCGTTGCCCGGCAGGTGCGCTGGCTATGCATCGGCCAGCTCGGCGTTCTCGATTGTGAAAGAGCGGGGCCTTTCCGGTCCCTGTTCGGGGACTGGCTGGCGATGGGTTAAAAGTACTTGCGGTCATATTTATCGTCAAGACCTGCGGTAATATTTTATTGCTGCGCGAAGCCAGCGGCCGGGGATGGCGCCATGGCGGGGAGGGGAAGGGGCGGGATAGGAGGCGGTAGGAGGGGAGAGGCGGTATTGGCAGAGCAGGAGCTGGGTTAGATGCGTTGGGCGTCCTTGATTTTTACCCTTTAAGGGTTAAAATTGCCTCCATGGAAAAGAAAACTGCTCATTACCCATTGGCTGCCATCCAGGCCACGATCGACGCCATGGGTGTCCTGGCCTTTACTGCCACTGCCATTCGTGGCGGTGCCGAGATGGGGCTGACGACGCGCGAGATGCTGGCCGTGCTCGCCGGGCTGACCCGCAGGAGCTTCTACAAGTCCATGACCACCTACGCCGATAACACCGTCTGGCAAGATGTCTACCATGCCCCGGTGGATGTTGGGGGGATACGCAAAACGGCCTATATCAAAGTAACCCTGCGCGAAAACACGCCAGTGATACAGTTCAAGGAGAAATGACATGAGCCACTCTCGTCAGTGTCTGGAGTGCGGCCGCCAAGGCAGCGCTGGCATGCACCGCTTTGAAGGCGAAACCCTGCTACTGGACGGCCGCCACACCATCGACAGCATGAGCGGCTGGCGTTGCTCCAGTTGCGGCGTCGAGGAGCTGGATTCCGACTCCCTCCAGCAATTTGCTGCTGCCAGCGATGCGCTTGTCTTGGCTGAACGCAAAGCGCAGCAGGCCGAGCTGCGCCGCATTCGCCGCAAGCTGAAGCTCACTCAGAGGCAAGCCGCCGAGTTGACCGGCGGAGGGCACAATGCTTTTTCCCGCTATGAGCGGGGAGAGGCGCAGCCAATGCCTGCGGTAATCAATCTATTCAGATTGCTGGACAGGCATCCGGAGTTGCTGAAAGAAGTCTCGAAGCCAGCGGCAATGTGAGTGGTTGAATACGCATGGGGTGAGGCCTTGAAGAACACGATGGTTATCGACGGCTACAAGGCGGTGATCGAGTACGACCCGGAGATCGAGATGTTCCGGGGTGAGTTCGTCGGCCTCAATGGTGGGGCGGACTTCTACGCGGCCGACATCGAGGGGCTGAAGCGTGAGGGGGCGACCTCGCTGCGCGTCTTCCTAGAGATGTGCGCCGAGGATGGCGTGGAGCCGCGCAAGGTATTTTCCGGCAAGTTCAATGTGCGGGTTCCCCCTGAGCTGCATGCTCATCCGGCCGGCGCCTGATTCGGGATTTCTGGCTGCCGCGACATTGATGGCTGGTCGTGCAGAAAAGCGCGAGGTAGGTGACTTTGAAGGTGTGACCCTGGTCAAACTTTGAGCGCGTCGTTGTGTTGCATCTATATCAGCTGCTACCGTCAGAATATTGATGCGCCAAGGAGGGCGACGCCGATGATGATCAACTCGATACTTTCTCTTGTGCTCGCATGCTTCCTGCTGGTCTTGGGCGGGTATCTGGCAGTTCTGTCCTGGCCTAAGCGGCAAGAAGAGCCCGATTTAGATGCTGTCGGCGACGATGGGCTGTTCGATGGCTGGGATGGATTTACCAGCGGCGAGAGGAAGAAGCGCCTGGCTGTCTATCAGCGCCGAGTGCGTGCTCGGATCGCCGAGCAGGAAAGAGCCTGGCTGCAGGTGCGGTTGAGGGAGTATGCGAAGGGCTGAAGCGAGAGCCCCTCGCAGGTAGGCTTGATGGCTGCTCTGGAAAGATGGCAGGACTAGTCGGCTGAAACAGTCCAAGTCCCATCAGCTCATAACTGGATGGCTGGCGGGCTTCGGTTTTCTTGGGCGAGTGGCCGAATCAAGGAAAACGGTTGTGGCGCTCTGCTGGTATGTAAACTTTTCGAGCAGGTCCGTGGGTGGGGCGATGCTCGGGTGGCTTTTGTGTGTGATGGAGCCCATTTTTGAAGACGTCATGATGATGCGTTAGAGTTCCTCCTTGACCTGTTGCCAAGGAAGGCTTCCCAGTGACCATCGAACTTTTCGCTGTTATTGCAGGTATCGGATGTTCCCTGTTCGTGCTTTGCATCCAAGTGGGGAAAAAGCTTGCGCCTCGGCGGGAGCCCGGTTCAGACGATTTGGGTGCTGCCGACGACGGTGGGTCATGACGGAGCGGGTATAGGATCGCGCTCGCCGTTCGGAAGCGGCGTATGCTGGATGGAGTAGAGTGCCGAGCGGAGGGAGAGTGGCTGCGGGCGCGGCTGAGGGAGTTCGCGAATGGGACTTTCGTAGTTCTCACTGGAGGCGATCCAGCATGTCGAGCATCCGTCCAACTTCAGCGATATGCAACTCTACGCGCTTTTTATCAATGGTAGAGTTCAAATCATAGTCGCAGATGTGGCGAAATCGTTTGAGCTTGTCCATTTGGACGGAGATGGACTTGGCTTTCGGGCTGACTCTGCTGATGGTATCGATTGTGGCGGCATGACTGCCTGCTTTTTCCGGCTTTTCCAGGGTGAGCCCGAGCTCTTCAATTCGCTGCCTGGCCTTGTGGTACAAGGCATAGTATGCCCGGCTTGCCGCGTTCCTCAGTTGGAATTCGGTTGGCTCTGATCTAGATAATTCCGATGCCGAATATTCCAGAAAATCAATATGGGACACTGGCACTTTAGACACTCTCCGCTGGAGGAGTTACACCTAAGCTTACATGGTTGGACAGCGGGTCTTCAAAGGTGGCGCAAAGCGCGTCAGTAATCGCGAAATCAATGTCGACAAGCGTGTCCATGTCGGCATCGACTACATATTCGAGCATGATGCCGAAGCTATTTGCCACCACTTTAAAGTGTCTGATACGGGAGTACTTCTTCACCGTTTCAGCTGCAACCTGTATGCGTTTTGCCACCTCACGTTCATCAACACCGTGTTCTTCCAGATATTCTGCCGCGGCAAGCGTCGTAGGGATGCCGATATAGGCCTTGTCATACAGCTCGCTTTCGCCCAGCGTTTCAAGATCGCGGATTGCTTTGCGTGCTGAAAGGAACAGACCAATCTGTGCGCTTGCATTCATCACGGTGAACAGGCCTTCCCTGTCCCCGTACGGATAGTCGCAGTCAAGCATTTCGGTAATCATGGATAGCCTCCCTAGCAGAGGACCGATGGATGCGCGGGACATATACCAAGTTCGCGTTTTTCCATATCGGCCGGCGTAGATATTGAAGACGCGATTCGCGTTACCTATATCCTGCTTGAGCGCCCATAGTATCGCTTGGAGGCAGAGCATGTCAGGCGCTGCTTCTGGCGCCGCTTCAGCTTTTTCGAGCTCTCTGAACAGCCTGCGCCACTCCAGCTCATCGGGAGGGTTGTTGCCAACTATCAACCTTTCCCACATGGCATTGACACGGTTCGTGAGTTCTTCAGTTTTAGTCGCTGGAGTCATGCCAGTCATAGCTGTCGCTCGCAATTTGGTCTGTGATTCTGACGCTGGCCGGCAAGCATTTACCTGCTCAAGCCCATTCCTACCGAGTGCCCCCACCCTGACTCCGACCAGCGGGCAGGCGGCGTTCAGCACCGGCAAGACGATGGTGCTCTACCGGCATAGGCTCTCACACGGCACTCCGTCGTTGTCTGGGTCCAGCCGGCCATTCCCGCACTCGTTCAGGTGGTGTCGAGCCTCTTCGCAGCTCGCCATCTGCCCGCACGTTTTCTTCGTCGAACAGCTGTAGGCCGAGCTGCTCGTCGCCTGGGCGGCTGCCTTGATCGGGGCAGCCTTCTGGCTTGTCGCGCTCATGCACTGAGATAGGTCGACCGGGCCCACGTATGGATTGCCCCAGCCCATGACGCAGGCAGTTTTCTGGTTGCGCCACTGCTCCCATTCGCTGACTGGGTACATCTTGTTCCAGGCCTCGTATGTGCGGCGGTCTTGGCTGGAGAGGCGCAGTTTGTACCGGTCGGCCATGTAGAGAGTTACGCGAGCTGCGGGGCCGCGGACGTTCTCGGGCGGCATGGCAGTCTTCTGCTTGAAGTCGATCACCATCTGGCACTGGCCATACTGGCTGGGCTTTTCCGTGAGCATGCCGTAGGCGAAGTTCGAGCGATCGCCATTCACTTCGCCGACGCTGGGTACCAGGTTGTGCAGGTCAGCCTCGGCGGCGGCAAACACCGGATCGTTGGCCGTGCAGTTATCGCGCCCGCCTTTCTGCCAGCATTGGCGTTGGTTGCCGATCACCCACGCTGGGACGATGTGCTCCCATTCGACGCGCCCGGCGCGGTTCGCATCTTTCCGGACCGAGTAGCCGCAGCTCTTCAGGTCGATGCGGTTCCCTTCGTATTTGCAGCCACAGTAGAAGTCGACTGGGCGCTCGGCGTAGATCTTCCAGGCGATCTCCTTGGCCTCGCGGAAGGTGCGGGGCGCTTCGGTAGGCTGGAGGGCCAGGGCGAGCGGTGAAACGAGGGCAAGCAGCAGGGCTGCGAACAGCGTGGAGCGCATTGGGCTTCCTACGTCGGTGAGTTATTGATTTGGCTGGGCTTTATCTATCAAAGCGCTTGCCGCCAGTGGAGATCAGGTAGAGCCAATCCATGTAGGGAAGCCTTGCCAGAATCTTTGTCTTGTTCACGACAGCGGCCATTACCATTCCACGACACAGAAGGTTGACGCCCTCTTGGATGCGCATGCACATGGCGTCCGGGCTATCGATGAACTCTGTCTTGTTGAGCCGGAGCATGACGATGGTTTTTCCCTCAGGGATTGCCCCTATGGGCTGCACAACGAAGATGGTGAGTTGCGTGTAGGCCGCAATGGCGAGGATCGCCGCAATTGCAAGGCTGGCCATGGTTTTCGGCATAGCGATTCCTTTCGAGTTTAACTTCATGAAAAGCCCCGCGTGGGGCGGGGCGTGCGGCGCAGTATCAGCTTTCCGTGATCAGCTTGTAAGTCGAGGACTCCTTCCCTGTCAGTTCGTCGCGCACCGTGTAGCACATGGCCTTGAGGGTGACTTGCTGCCCCAGGGTGTACTGTTGTGCGTGGTTGTACTGCTGCTTGTTGTAGCTGACCTTAACCTTGCTTCCGTCCTCAAGGCGTAGAGTGATAGCTCCCGAGTCGTTCAAAACGGCAATGACTCCTGAAACTGATACCACTTCGGGCTTGATGTTGGTAAATGTGCTCAGGCGTTGGTGGGCGATACGCACGGCATCCAGGGATCCGCCCCAATGGTGAACCTTGGCATCAGGTGCCGGCCAAGTGAGCTCGGCGCCGATCTGTTGCTTTTCAAGCAGCTCCAGGAGACTGCCAAGCTCTCTGGCTGCCTTGACGCCGATTGTGCTGACCAGCTCTCGTATTTGCTCGTTCGATGGCGAAGCCAGAACCTGAAATATCTGATCCAGTGCGCCCTCAAGGATGCTGTCACCCGTCGCGTCTGGTGCGATGTTGCCAGCGAAGATCAGTCGGGTTGATCCGAAAGCCAGGCCAGAAAGGCGGAGGTCGATTTCATCGGCGAGTTCGGCAGGTACGCCCTTGCTCGGCGATTTTCCATAGCGTAGGTGGTAGGCCGCCTGTGCCAGTGCGTTGTGGAACTTATCCGATACCTTGACGAGCAGGCGGAGTGGAATGCTGCCGTCCATGCGGCGACCGAGGAGACGCATTTCCACCACTTCGTGTTGCAAGGCTTCCTTGGCCTGGCGTAGCTCCTGCTGCAGTTCTTCCTGGTGTGACTTCCAGGAGTTCAGCGAGAGCTGAATGGAGAACTTTCCAGGCGATTCGCGCAGCCGTTGGGTATCGCGCGTAATGAAGTGCCGGACCTGAGCAAGCTGTCGCTCAAGCCAATCGATGCGATTTGCTTGCTCGGTCATAGGTTCACCTTCAGTTCCGCCAGTCCTTTTGGCGTGCGCTCGTCACGCTGAGTTCCAAATGTCTGGAACCAGAAGCCCATACCTTCCGGGTCGTCGCTTGCCACGTCGAAAACATGAAGGCCAAAGCGGGCCTTGACGTGGTTGGTGTTCAGCAGGCTATTTACCACCGGCATGGCAGACTCCGATATCTTGTTGGCACTCGATGGGTCATAGACCACAACGATGTCGATATCGTCCGGCTCGCGCTTGGTGCACATGAACGAGCCGTCAATCCAGACCGAAGCCTTCAGTCCTGTGTTTTCCAGCAACTCCAAGTATATCGTCAGAGCACTGAAAAGCGCCGGACGTCTGGTCGACTCGGGAAAGCCTTGAACGGTCAGTTGCCTAAGGTCGTCGAGGGTGAAGGGGTGGATACCGCCGTCGAGCAGAGGAGGGTAATCAATCTTTTCGTGTGTCATCGGCCGGCATCAGCAATTCCATGGCCTGCTTGAGCTTCAGCGCCTGTTCGGGCGTAAGCCCCAGCATATGATCGGCGAGCTCGTCTACCGCTTGACGATGCTCGGGAGCCGCCTTTTCGTATTTATCACCTTGGTACTTCCTTGGGCGCGCAGCGCGACCTCCTGCGGTCCTGTCAGCTTGGGTGGCGTCGGGACCAGGCGCCGAAGTCTCTGGCGCCGCCTGGGCGATGCGGGCGATCTCGGCGGCCAGGCGGGGGCTGAAGGCGGAGACGGGGACTTGAAGCTCGCGCGCAAATCCAGACGCGGCTTCAATATTCAGGGCATTTACGCCATTCAAATAGTGGCTTACGCCGCTTTGACCGATGCCGCCAAGCCTATCGCCAAGCTCATCTTGCGTGAGCTTCAGCGCCTTCTTTTTCTCCGCATAAATAGCCTTCAGAGCCGCGCATTCAGCGGTTTCTTCAGCGGTTAGCTGGCGTTTTCTGGTGGGCGTTTTCATGCGGCAACAATATTCCTTGCGGTAATAATTCAGCAAACACCGCAGGTCTTGATAAGTTTAAGACCTACGGTAATACTTGCGGCTCGTACCACATGGAGCAGATGCAAAATGCGCCGCATCCACATTTCCGACTTCGTTGCCGAGCTGGGACAGCCAGATGCCGCCAGGGCGCTTGGCCTCACCCAAGGCGGCCTGAGTAAAGCGCTCCGCTTGGGGCGCGAGATCTACGTTACCCGCAAGAAGGACGGCATCTACGAGGCGCACGAGGTGCGTCCGTTTCCATCGCAGCCCAAGCGCAAAACCCCCTAATACCAACTCCCTCATTCCCTGAATGCCGTCAGCGACGTCACCGCCCGATCGAACGCTGCGGCGCCGGCTGGCGGGAGCTGGTCGCGCATCAGCTCGGTGAGGCGCTCGAAGGTTGGCCAGGTCTGCTGCTGGATGTCCTGGGGAAGGCTGGAGAGCAGGGCGGCGAGGCAGCAACGGAGGGCGATGACTTCGCCCTGGAGAGTTTGAAGGTCGGTCGGCATGGGACTCCCTGTCGGTCGGTCGAGTGATGACAGGTTGCCCGGGCTGGCGCCGGGGCAAAACGCGAAACGAGAGGAGCTTTCGCAGATGGAACGATTCGAGCGTGCGATCCATGACGAGGTGATCGCAGAGGGCGGTACCGAGCTGGCCCGGCGCATGGGCGTCAACCGTACACGCCTGCTGGACTGCGCTAATCCGAACCGGGAGGCGCACCGGATGAATATCGAGATGTTCTACCAGGTGCTGACGCACCTGCCTGCCGATGGCTGCCGACGGATTCTGATCTCGCTGGTGGAGGACTTCGGTTTCTCACTGGTGAAACGGGAGCAGCCGCAGGGCCTGACGATCAATGACGCACTACTGCGTTTGCATGCCGACCTTGGCGACGTGGCGCGCCTGGCGGTCGATGCGCAGGCCGATGGCCGGGTGTGCAGCGCCGAGAAGGCCCAGCTGCTGCGGGAGGCTGACGAGGTGGTGGAGAGCCTGAACGTGTTCAGGGAGTCGGTCCGCAAGGCCTGACCCGGAAAAGCAAAAAGCCCGGCGTCGCAGGCCGAGCTTCAACGGCGCCGAGGCGCCACAAGGAACGGAAGGAAGTATGAGCCAGATAGAGCAGTTCGGCAATTCGATAACCATGACCAGCTCGGAGATTGCAGAGCTGACCGGGAAGCTTCACAAGCACGTAATTCGTGACATTCGCGGGATGATCGATGCGCTCGAAAAAGATGGTCCAGTTTTGGGCCATCGCGAGGTGCTTGATGCTCGCGGGTATACCGAGAATTTCTACCTCGATCGCGAGCTGACCGAGGTCTTGATCCTCGGGTACAGCGTTCCGCTGCGCCTCAAGGTGATCCGCCGGCTGCATGAGCTTGAGCAAGTCGTGACATGTCACGCTCCGGCAATTATTCCGCAAACCCTTCCCGATGCGCTGCGCCTGGCCGCCGATCTGGCCGAGCAGAACAGTAGCCTGCAACTGGTGGTCGCCGAACAGGCGCCGAAGGTGCGTGCTCTGGAGGTGCTGACCGAGACTGCCGGGGCGATCTGCATCACCGACGCGGCCAAGCAGGTTGGCATGCAGCCCAAGGCATTGTTCCAGTGGCTGCAGGAGAACCGCTGGATCTACCGCCGGGCCGGCTCCAGCCGCTGGCTGGCCTATCAGCCGCGCCTGCAGCAGGGCGTCCTGGTGCACAAGCTGAAGGTGCTGGGTGTCGACGATGAGAGCGGGCAGCAGAGGGTCGCTGAGCAGGTGCTGGTGACGCGCAAGGGGCTGGCTCGGCTGGGCGAGAAGCTGGCGGGGAGGGTTGCCTGATGGCCGCGCTCCCCTACATGCAGCTTTACGTGGCGGACTACCTGGCCGACACGGCGCACCTCACCACCCTGGAGCACGGAGCGTACCTGCTCCTGATGTTCAACTACTGGCAGCGCGGCGAATCCTTCAAGGCGAAGGACGAGCAGTCGTTGAACAAACGCTTGGCGACCGTTGCACGGCTGTCCATCGCTGAATGGGAGGAGGTGCGCGAAACCCTCGAGGATTTCTTCGAGGTGACGGACACCGAATGGTCTCACCGTCGGATTGATCGTGATCTTGAGGCCGTGAACGCCAAATCCGGCAAGGCGAAGGCGGCTGGCAAAGCATCTGCCAAGCGCCGGTCGAGCGAACGCTCAACGGACGTTGAACAGACGTTGAGCGTTCATTCAGCGTCCGTTGAACAGACGTTGAACCATACAGATACAGATACAGATACAGAGGTAAAAGCCCCTCTCACTCCCGCGGGCGAGGACGCAGCGCCCGTCGAGCCGGAGCAGGAGCCTGCCCAGGCCGCACGTGCCGAGCCGGCGGCGCCTGTTGCCGGCCTGTTCCCGATGCACCTGGAGTGGGTGCCCGATCAGGTCCAGCTCAAGGCCCGCGCCACGATGGCCGGCCTGTCGCTGGACCTGTTCGACCGCGAAGCCATCGCCGGCTTCGTGATCCACCACGAAGCCAAGGGGCTGGCGAAGACCGAACGCGAGTGGCTGGCGGCCCTGGTCAACTGGGTCAAGCGCGACGCGGTGCAGGCCGCCGCCCGGCCGGCCGCGGTGGTGAACTTCCCCGGCAAGGGCCAGCGCCGCGCCAACGGGCCCGACTTCGAGGACGACGGCTGGCGGACCATGACGGAGTACGACCTGTGATCCAGATCGGGAACGTGGTCGCGATGACCGGTGAGCGGCTCGCTGCTGGGCGTGCACTCCCGGCCGGGCAGGTTTCCACCCAGCCGCTCGGCGAGGTCGACGAGCAGACCGCCAAGGTGGTGGACATGGTCTTCCTGCAGCTGCAGGCGATCTTCCCGGCCTGGCGTCAGGCGTGGCCGGACGACAAGGCACTGGCGCTGGCCAAGCGCAGCTGGACCAAGGGGCTGCAGGCCTCGGGGATTCGCACGATCGAGCAGGTGCGCTTCGGCATCGAGCAGTGCCGGCGCAGCGGTTCGGCCTTCGCCCCAAGCATCGGCCAATTCGTGGCCTGGTGCCTGCCGACCGCCGAGATGATGGGCTTGCCGACCGAGGAAGCCGCCTGGCGCGAGGCCGTGCAGGCCTGCACGAGCCCGGATGGTTGGCGCTGGAGCCATGAGGCGGTGCGCCTGGCCGTGGCGGCGGTGGGGTTCTGGGAGCTGCGCCAGGGGGCCGGCGGCGCCGATGCGCTGCGCCGGCGGTTCGGCAATGCCTACGCGCAGGTGGTTGGGCGCTTGGCACGCGGCGAGGTGTTGGCCGAGCCCATGCAAGTGCTGGAGTGGGATGGGGCGCGCACGGCGGCTGAGCGGGCGGACAGGGCTGCCGAGCAGGCGCTGCAGGAGCGGCTACGCAAGCAGGGGTTGGCAGAGGGCGGGCGTGGTGCCCGGGCGGATCTGCTGGCACGGTTGGGGATCAAGCGAGGAAACCACGATGCATGACACGGATTTCAAGTTTCACGCCCAGCGTCTGGGCTACACGAATTTCACCCGCGAGAACGGTTGCTATTGCCACCAGCCGCTGAACGAGCTGCGGGCCATGTACGACGCGGCGCATCGGGATGGCCGGTTGATGGGGAGGGCTGAGGTGGCTCTTGGCAAGGGGGCGCAGGGCACGGGAGGGGTAGTGGCGGTCGATGAGTGAGCAGGAACGGCAGGCCGTGCTGCGTGAGCTGGCGCGGGACACCTGGGAGCAGTTGCGGAAGTTGGGGGTGGTGGATTGAGCAGTATGACGCTGACGGTGGCGATGTCGGACGCGGAGATCCGGCGGCAGGCGGCGCGGCCCGAGGTGGGGCGGCTGCGGGCGGCACAGCATCCGGCGCTGCGCCTGCGATTCCTCGAGGAGCGGTCCCGGGGGAGCTGGGATGTCCGGGCGGCGGGCGAGTGGAAGAAGTTCGCCGGCTGGCCGGAGCTGAACACGAAGGCGGTGCTGGCGGTGCTGCCCGAGGTGCTGGCCCGCCTGGCGGCAGATCCGGAGGCGGTCGTGGGCCAGGGTGGCTGGTCGACGGTGGGCGAGCTGCTGGAGTGGTATCGGGAGCGGGTGATGCGCGACCGCAAGCTGTCGGCCAAGCGCAAGGCGTCGGTGAAGTCGGCTATCGACTGCCACCTGCTGCCGCGCCTGTCGAGCCTGCCGCTGGCCGCGCTGAACCGCTCGGCGGTAGACCAGACACTGATGTGGCCGCTGCAGGAGGCGCTGTCGCCGAGCTATGTGCGCCTGATCCTGCGGGTGCTGACGATGGCCTTCAAGCAGGCGCTGCGGCTTGAGCTGATCGCCGAGGATCCGCTGGCCTCGGTGAAGTTCACGGATTTCGTCCAGGCGCGGATCAAGCCGAAGGCGGCGCGGCTGCATGTGATGGATGCCGGGCAGCTGCTGGCCACTCTGGCGACGCGCTTCGAGCAGGCCCCGCTCGAGGGGATGCTGGCGGTCATGATGCTGGCCCACGGCACTCGGGTGGGCGAGACCCGGCTGGCCCGCTGGCGGCATATCAGCCTGAGCGAGCGGGTCTGGCTGATCCCGGCAGAGAACACCAAGACCAGGACCGAGCATGTGCTGCCGCTGACCGAGCAGGCCTGTGTGCTGCTGCGCCGGTACCGGGCCATCCAGGAGGCGAAGGGCGGCGATCCGGTGTGCCTGTTCCCCGGGCGGGACGGCAAGCCGATCAGCGACAAGACGGCCAGCGCGATCTTCTCCAGCCTGGGCGGCGGGCAGTGGTCGAGCCATGACCTGCGCAAGATGGCCCGCACTGGCTGGGCCGAGCTCGGCGTGGATTACCTGATCGGCGAGCTGCTTCTGAACCATGCGATGGGCTTCGCGGCGCAGACCTACATCAACACCAGTGCCGACGACCTGAAGCTGGATGCGTTGAAGCGCTGGCATGCATGGCTGGATGAGCGTGGTTTTTTGGCGATTCACGGCGGTACGGGGGCGGTTTCTTCCGTTTCGAGGTTCGACGCGCAGGCCGCGCCAGTCGTGGCGCGCAGCGATTTTCGAGAACTCCAAAAAGAGAGGCTGTAAATGGTCGCGACGGCAGTGAAGAGGCGGGTGGCGCCGAGGCGTCGGCCCTCGGTGGACTACGAGGGGATGGAGCAGGCGGCGCTGTTCAATTGGCTGCGCGTGCGGCATCCGGAGGCCTGGGAGCTGGCCTATCACATCCCCAACGGTGGGCACCGGGTGAAGGCTGTGGCGGCGAAGCTGAAGGCCCAGGGGGTGAAGGCCGGGGTGAGCGACATCAAGCTGCCGATGGCCCGGGGCGGGTATTTCGGGCTGTACATCGAGTTCAAGGCCACCCCGCCGCATGACGCGTCGGTGTCGGAATCGCAGCGGACCTTCCTGCAGAAGGTGGAGCGGGAAGGGTACCTGGCGATGGTATGCCGGGGGCTGGACGAGGCCGTGCAGGCGATCGACGCCTACCTGGCGTGGCCAAAGACGGTGGTGGTGCGTGGGAGTGGTGGCCAGTGAAGGTGCGAGTGCATTTTTCAGAATTCGAAGTGGGGGAAGCAGCGTGACCATCTACCGTGACGTATTGAGTGCCGTTGTTCGCTGCCTGGCAGCCGAATGTATCGACAACACGGCCAAGCAGGCCTGGCAGAAGCTGTACCAGGCAGGCGATCTATCGTCGGGCAAGGGGAGCGCCCTGGGTGTGCGGGATATGCTCGACGTGGACTGCATGGTGCACGCCCGCCTGCACAGCCAGTTGCCGCCGCGGCTGTGGCATGCGCTGGTCGCCAAGTACAGCACGCACAAGGCGCGCAAGGTAGAGGCCATCGGCCATCTGGTGCCGTTGGTGGAGTCGCCGGCACCCCAGCTGTTCCGTTACAAGGCGGTCACGGTCTGGGCGATCCCACAGTTGAAAGGCAAGGATGGAAAGCGCTCGACCGACATGATCGTTTTGCCGGCGGGGTTCTACGACATGAATGCCTGGGATCTGGATGCTCGGCCGGAACGTACTCGCAGGCGCTGGCGGACAGATATCTGCAAGGCCCTGGAGGGTATGGTGAACGAGGCGCTGGTAGAGGCGCAGGAAGTCTTGCAGGCAGAGGGAGTGCTGGTTGAACAGGCTGCGTGAAGCTGTACGGTGCAGATCATGGAGGCGGAGGCGCTGAAGGTGATGTTGGAGAAGTAGGGGCTGGGTAGCTGCTAGGTTCGGCGCGGGCCCCGCCCCGAGCGGGGCTTTCTGTTTCTGGGGGCGGGGTTAGGGATTAGGCTTTGTTTCCTCCGATGGCAGAGGAACAGCCAGCTTTGCATCCAATACTTTTTGAGTTTCCTGAAGGGCGCTCTGTACCTCATTAAGATATTCAGCGGCTGTAATACTGGTCTGTAGCACGGTGCCAAGCTCGACCAGCAGCGCGTCTCGAGAGGCCTTGGCTTCGATAATATCCTCGCGGGTGAAGGTTTCTTCTAATCGGACGATGATCTCAGCTATAGCTGATCGATTATTTTCTTTGGCCGCCTCCATGAGTTTGACTTTTAGCTCTTCTGGAAGGCGGAGATTGTTGAGTTGAGTGTCTGTGTGGCTCATAAGGAAGCCTCGATCTGGATAGCGTTTGCCGGGCTACTCCTTGGGCTTTGCCGCTTGCTTGTGCAGCAGTTCCTCGTCCTTGGTCTTCCAGTTCAGTATGGCGACATGCCCGAAGAAGTTCGGCTGTTCCGACCTGCGGTCAGGTTAAAAGTGGCGTAATAGACGGGCCGGGATGGGCTTGGAGGTGATGGCCATGCGTCACCATCTCGAAGTGCTCAGCCGCGCCTGGGCGACATTCAGCGGCAGTGCGGAACGGCCCTGCAGCATGAGCGCGCTGATGTTGGCTCAGCCTGATCTGGAGTCATCAGCAAGCGAAGCGACTTGACTCGCGTGGCCGGTTGGCCGAATATTTAGCCATCATGTGGCTATTGCGCGTGCATGATGACGACAGTTTGCAACCCCGGTACAGAGCGATCTGGCCGGGGTTTTTTCTTTCCGGCGCACCCAGGCGATGGCGGATGTCACTGCCAGCGATAAGCGAAAAACGGCCGGGCTCTCCACCCTGCGCCAATCCATTCCAGGCCCCGCCATCGTGCGGGGCTTTTTCGTTTCGGCCCCTCGCCCCTTAGCTCCCTGGCAGGACTGCGCTGCGGGCCACCTAACTCCCAAGGAAACACTCATGCCCAACGAGCACCAGACGCTCGCCGACATGCCGTTCTGGCTGCTCGTGCTGATCTCCATGGCTGGCCTGTCCGGTGAAATGCTCCGTGCCTCCGGTGGCGACCTAACCATGGAACAGATCCTTAAGCGAGTGATGCTGCGGTTCGGTGCTTCGGGTCTGCTTGGCATGGCGACGCTGATGCTGGCCATGGCAGCAGGCTCAGGCATACACCTGGCCGGTGGGCTGGGTATTGTTGTCGCGGTACTGGGCGCTGACGTAGCTGGTGGGCTCTATACCCAGTGGCTCGCCAAGAAGGCCGGCGTCGAGCGGAGGGTGGGGGGGCAGTGACGGGCGCTGGCCCGGTGCGCCGGGGACCCTGGCCACCCGCCCCCTACCGCGGGGAAGGCGTCGAGCCGCGCGGTAACGGACAATTTTTCGATTTTTCGGATGCTCCACCACAACACCGATGCCTATCTGCTGGAGGCCGCGTGGCTTCTGGCTTCCAGACGTTTTGATGAGTTGTGCAAGGTGAGCATTTGCCGAAAGTCAATGTACAAGAGGCGCTCCGCTCGCGAATCGCTGCAGGCCCCGTGGTTGCTGGGCTGAATAGGAGTCTGCATGAGTGTGACCCTTGTACATTCGGGGGCGCGCTTGTGGTCCATCAACGCGCTGGCCGAAGAATTCGGCATAGACCGCCGCACAGTGAAGCGTCGCCTCGAGGGCATCCCTCCCGTTGGCGAAACCAAAGGCCATCCCGCCTGGCGGCTGCGCGATGTCGTCGTCGCGGTGATGGGGCCACAAGTTGCCGCGCCGGAAGATGACCCCGACAAGCTCCCGCCGGCCGAGCGGCTCACCCACTACCGGGCCGAGCGGGAAAAGGCCAAATGGCTGGCAGAACAGCGATTCCAGATCCCTGTTGACGAGGTCGAGGAGGTCGTCGCCACGGCGTTCAAGTCCCTGGCCTCGGCGCTCGACACCCTTCCGGACGTGCTGGAGCGAGACTGCGCCCTGCGGCCCGAGGAGGTCGAGCGAGTGATCAGCGTAGTGGATGGCGCCCGAGAGGCTCTGTATCAGCAGCTGCTCGATGTGTGCAGCTTGCTGGACGAGACAGTCTATGAAGACAGCTGACATCGTCCGCAACACCGCCGAGATCATCCGGCCGCCTCGCCGCATCCTGGTGAGCGATGCTGCAGAGCAGAACCTGAAATTGAACGAGCCTGGCGGTTACCAGGGAGATTTTACCCTCGACGTCGCCCCCTACATGCGCGAGCCGCTGGACCTGCTGGCCAGCCGGCGCTTCGAAGGCGTGGTATTCGTCGGCCCGGCGCGGTCGCTCAAGACCCAGGCCTTGATCGATGGCGGTTTCGCCTACACCGTCACCTGCGACCCGGGCGACGCGCTGATCGTGCAGATGAGTCAAGAGTCCGCGCGGGACTTCTCGCGCACCCGCATCGACCGCGCCATCCGTTACAGCCCCGAGTTGGCCTCGCGAATCGCCACCGGCCGCGCCGACGACAACGTCTTCGACAAGTTCTTCAAGAGCGGCATGGTGCTCAAGATCGGCTGGCCTGCCGTCTCACAGCTGTCGTCGAAGTCGATCCGCTGGGTCTGGTTGACCGACTACGACCGCATGGACGACGACATCGACGGCGAGGGCGACGCCTGGTCGCTCGCGCTCAAGCGCACCCAGACCTTCCTCTCGCGCGGCATGTGCTGCGCGGAGTCCTCGCCGGGGCGGGAAATGACCGACCCGGCCTGGCGGCGAAAGACACCGCACGAAGGGCCGCCCTGCAAAGGGATTGTCGGCCTGTACAACATGGGCGACCGCCGCCGCTGGTACTGGCAGTGCCCGGACTGCAAGGAGTTCAGCGAGCCTGCGCCCGGCATCGGCAGCTTCGCCCTGCCGAGCATGGAGCAGCTCAAGGAGCAGATCCGCACCGCAGACCTCACAAGGCTGACCCGCGAGTGCGCCTACTTCGCCTGTCAGCATTGCGGCAGCCTGATCAGCGAAAAGCACAAGCGCGCGATGAACCGCGCCGGCCTCTGGTTGATCGAGGGGCAGCAGATCGACCGCGACCGCACCATCAGCGGGGAGCCGCGGCAAAGCAAGGTCGCCAGCTTCTGGCTGGGGGGCATGGCCGCTGCGTTCCAGGGCTGGGAGTCCATCGTCGGCCGCTACCTGCAGGGCGTGCATGCCTACGTCACCACCGGCGACGAGGAAATGCTCAAGACCACCACCAACCTCGACCAGGGTGCGCCCTACATGCCGCAGCGGGCCGAGTCGGTGCGCTCGCAGGATCTGCTGATCGTCCGCAAGGAGGAGGTGATCAAGTTCCAAGTGCCTGACGGCGTGCGCTTCATCACCGTCGCGGTGGACGTCCAGGCCGGCGGCAAGCCGCGCTTCGTCGTCCAGGTCGAGGGCTGGGGCGCTCACGGCGAGAACTGGCTGATCGACCGCTACAACATCCGCACCAGCAAGCGCCTGGACGAAGACGGCCAGCCGCTGCCGGTCGACCCGGCCGCCTACCTCGAAGACTGGGACCTGCTGGAGGAGGTCATGCAGAAGGCCTACCCGCTGGCCGATGGCAGCGGCAGGGCGATGCTCCCGGTCATGGTCGCCTGCGACTCCGGCGGCAAGGCCGGCGTAACCGAGCGGGCCTACGACTACTGGCGCAAACTCAAACGCGCCCGCAAGCATCAGCGTTTCATGCTCATCAAGGGGGCCAGCGAACAGAACGCGCCGCGGCTCAAGGAAACCTACCCGGACAGCGACCGCAAGGACCGCAAGGCCAAGGCCCGCGGCGAGATCCCCGTCTGGCGCATCAACACCAACATGATCAAGGATTCGGTAGACGCCGATCTGCAGCGTGAAGCGCCAGGCCCCGGCTACCGTCACTTCCCCGAGTGGCTGGGGGACTGGTTCTTCGAGGAAATGACCTTCGAGGTCCGTACCCCGCAGGGCTGGAAGAAGCCGGGCAAGGGCAACAACGAGGCCTTCGACCTGTCCGGCTACAACCGTGTCGCCGCAATCCGACAAGGTATGGAGAAGATCGACTGGGCCAGCCCGCCACCCTGGGCGCGCGACTGGGGCAACAACCCGAACGTGGTCCAGGCCGCTCCTGATCAGGTAGCGCAGCCGCGCCCGATCGAGCCGCCCAAACCGAAACCCCAACGAACCGCCACCCGTCGGGTGCGCATGCAGGTAACCCGCTGATGGCCTACACCCGCGAACAGCTCCAGGCCGTCGAGGCCGCCATCGTCGCGCTGGCTGCCGGCGAGCGCGTGGTCGAAGTGCGCTTCGGCCCCAACGACTCCACCCGCTACGCCACCGCCGAGCTGCCGCAGCTGATCGGCCTGCGCGACCGCATGAAGGCCGAGATCCAGGCCAGCGAAAACAACGGCCGCCGCCTGCGGGGCTACCGACTCAACCACCGCCGGGGACTGTGATGGACTTCGAAACCCTGCAATCCCGCGGCTTCCTGCTCGACGGCGCGCCGCTCCGGCCGCAGGCCAGCTACGATGCCGCCAGCCAGGGCCGGCGCCTGAAGGACTGGGCGCCCGGATCGCCGGGGCCGACCCGGGCGGCAGTCGGCCAGATGTCCACCGTCCGCGCCCGCTCGCGCGACGCCGGCCGCAACAACGGCTGGATCGCCAACGGCGTGCGCAACTGGGTCAGCAACGAAGTCGGCGCCGGCATCAAGCCGCGCTCCAAGGCTCCGGATGCCACATTTGCCGCCGAGGCCAACCGCCTCTGGGACGAGGAGTTCTGCGCCGCTGCCGACTACGACGGCACGCTCGATGCCTACGGCCTCATGGCCCTGGCCGTGCGCTCGCGCAAGGAGGCCGGCGAGGTCTTCGTGCGCATCCGCCACCTGGGGCTGAACAGCGGTGCCCCGGTGCCCGTGCAGTTCCAGCTGATCGAATCCGAGCAGGTACCGCACACCCACAGCATGCAGTACGGCGACCGCGAGATTGTCGCCGGCATCGAGTTCGACGGGAACGGCAAGCGCTCGCAGTACTGGATGTACCGTCGCCACCCCTGCGATATGTCACCGAACGGCATGGAGCTGGTCCCGGTGCCGGCCAGCGAAGTCATTCACCATTTTGCTCCGCTGCGCCCCGGGCAGGTGCGGGGTATTGCCGAGACCGTCCAGGCGCTGATCAAGGCCCGCGACTTCGACGAGTACGACGATGCCGAGCTGACCCGCAAGAAGACCCGGGCCAACTACACCGGAGCCATCACCCGGCAGAGCTTCGACGACAGCGACTTCCAGTTCGACCCGTTCACCGGAGAGCCGCTGGAGGGCGGCGCCGCGCCGATGGTCAACATCGAGCCCGGCACCTTCCCGGCCCTGCTGCCAGGCGAGGAGATCAAGCTGTTCGACGCCGACCAGGGCGGTGCCTACGGGGAGTTCATGCGGCAGCAGCTGATGGGCGTGGCGGCCTCGCTGGGGATTCCCTACGAGCTGTTGTCCGGCGACATGCGCAACGTCAACGACCGCATCCTGCGCGCGCTGCTCAACGAATACCGCCGGCTGATCGAGCAGGCGCAGTGGCTCTACACCATCCCGCAACTGTGCCGGCGCATCTGGGAAGCGTTCATCGACGCAGCAGTGCTCGCCGGCCGGCTCAAGGCCCGCGACTACGCCACCAACCGCAAGGCCTACCTGGCGTGCGACTGGCGACCCCAGGCATGGCGCTACCTGCACCCGGTCCAGGATGCCCAGGGCGAGCTGATGCTCATCAAGGGCGGGCTCAGCTCGCGCGCTGCCGCTGCTGCCGAGCGCGGCTACGACGTCGAAGACATCGACCGCCAGAACCAGGCCGACACCGAGCGCGCCCAGGCCATGGGCCTGCAGTACAGCCACGACCCCGTGAAGGTCACCGACGAATAATCCAACCGGAGCGCTCCATGCTCAAACCGAACCTGCTGTCCCGGCTGTTCAGCCGCGGGCAGGGCGGCCCGCTTGTGCCGCAAATCTACTCCCGCGTGGTCAACCGCCCGCTACTGGTCGAGCCGGCCATGGCCGACGCCCTGATCGACGGCTGGATGCGCGGCGGTGTCGAGGCCGGCGCCGGCGGCGAGCCGCGGCAGATCCTCGAGCGGGTCGGCAATGTCGCCGTGCTCGACGTGTCCGGCCCGCTGATCGCTCGCGCCGTCGAGCCGGTCTGCGGTGTGGCGCCGACCAGCTACGAGGGCCTGATGCTGGCCTTCGACGAGATCGAGGCCGATGCCAACATCACCCACGTCGTGCTGCGCCTGGAAACCCCCGGCGGCGAGGCGGCCCAGGTGTTCGATCTGACCGATCGCATGGCCGAGCTGCGCAACAGCAAGACCTTGATCGCCATGGTCGACGACTACGCCTACTCCGGCGGCTACGCTATTGCGGCAGCCTGCTCCGAGATCTGGATCACCCGCACCGGCGGCGTAGGTAGCATCGGCGTGGTCATCGGCCACCGCGAGGTGTCCGAGGCCAACGCCAAGGCCGGCATCAAGTGGACCTACGTCCACTCCGGGGCCATGAAGGTCGCCGGCAACCCCAACGAGCCGCTGAGCGACGAGGCCCGCGGTTTCATGCAGGGCGAGTCGGATCGGCTGTACGACCTGTTCGTCGGCAGCGTGGCCCAGTACCGGGGCCTGTCAGTCGAGGCGGTGCGGGCTACCGAGGCCGGCATCCTGTTCGGCCAGAACGCCATCGATGCCGGCCTGGCCGACCACCTTGGAACCTTCCGCGAGCTGATGACCGAGCTGCAAGGCGGCGCCTATACCCGCAAGGTTCCGCTGCGAGAGGAGTCCATGCCTCTGGAAGAGGAGGAACTGCCGGACGATATCGAGATGCCCGAAGCCCCAGAAGAGGGGGATTCCGCCGCGCTTGCAGGCATGCACGATCAATCCGGCCAACTGTCGGCCGAGGCCGGAGCGCTGGACCCTGTTGTCCTTGCCGAGCGGTGCGCGACGCACGGGCTGGCCGCGCTCACCGCCACCGCCCTCAAGGAGCGCTGGAGCACCTCGCAGCTCGAGGCGGCCGTCGAGCGCGCCCAGGAGATCCGCAACCTCTGCACCGCCGCCGGCATGGCGCAGCTGGCCGCTGACTACATCACGGCCGGTGCCGGCGTCGAGGTGGTCCGCAGCGAGCTGGCCAGCCGCCTGCAGCAAGGCCCGTACCTGAGCAACCGCCAGTCGGCGGTCGGCACCCACAGCACCGCGGACGCCTGGCGCCGCACCATGAAGAAAATCGGAGCCTAACCCATGACCATCCTCACCCAAGGCGCCCGCACGGCAGAATTCCTGCTCTCCGAGGCCAACGGCCAGCGCTCCCGCGAGCAGATCACCGTCAACGCCATGGCCGGCAAGCTGGCGGCCGGCACCCTGCTGGCCAAGATCACCGCCGCCAATGCCGCCACCCCGAGTGCCGCCGGCGGCAACACTGGAAACGGCACGCTCGGCACCGTAACGGTCGGCAACGATGCCATCACCGGCACTTATGTCCTGACCATCACCGCCGCGGCGGCCAACGGCGGCGAGTTCAGCGTGGTCGACCCGAACGGCGATGCAGTCGGCGCCGGCGAGGTCGGCGTGCAGTTCAGCGCGGGCGGGCTGACCTTCACCCTGGCCGACGGCAGCACCGATTTCATCGTTGGCGACGCCTTCACCATCGCCGTCAATGCCGGCCTCGGCGAATGGGTCGCCTACGACGACGACGGCACCAACGACGGCCGGCGCGCCGCCACCGGCATCCTGTATGCCGCAGTCGATGCCACCGAGGCCGACGCCCAGGCCGCCGTCATCGTGCGCGACGCCGAGGTCGTGGGCGCGAAGCTGACCGGCCTCGACGCCAACGGCCAGGCCGACCTGCTCGCCCTGGGCATCGTCGTTCGCTAACCCCCCAAAAATTCACTTTCGAAACCGCCCCCGTGGCGGTTTCTTCGTTTCCGGAGAACGACATGGCGACTCTCGATATTTTCAACGGCGACGCCTTCACCGCGATCAGCCTGACCGATGCCATCAACACCAGCCCGGAAGGCCAGCGCGTACCGACGCTGTTGGACTCCCTGTTCGAGGAGGAGGGCGTCAACACCACCGCCGTATTCATCGAGCGCGAAAACGACAGCCTCGCCCTGGTCCCGGCCGGCGAGCGCGGCGCACCCGCCGACGTCACCACCGGCGCGCAGCGCGATGCCATCCCCTTCAAGACCCTGCACCTGCCGACCCGCTCGACCATCCGCGCCGACGAAGTGCAGGGCGTCCGTGCCTTCGGCTCCGAGACCGAGCTGGAAACCATCATGGAGCTGGTCGGAAAGCGCCTGGCCAAACAGCGCAAACGCCTCGAGGCGACCATCCGCTTCCAGCGGGCCGGCGCGATCACCGGCAAGATTTACGATGCCGACGGCCAGCGCCTGCTGCTCGACCTGCACAAGCAGTTCGGGATCGCCCCGCAGACCCAGGCCATGGCGCTGGGCAGCGACGCCACCAAGGTGCTCGGCAAGATCGTCGAAGCCAAGCGCAAGTCCGAGGACGCCATCGCCGACAGCGGCATCATCACCGGCTGGCTGGCCGTGTGCGGGCGCGGCTTCTGGGACGCCTTCACCGGCCACAAGTCCACCACCGACGCCTGGGATCGCTTCCAGGACGGCCAGTTCCTGCGCAGCGATATGCGCCCGATGGGCTTCCAGTTCGGCGGCGTCGAGTGGCAGGAGTTCTACGGCAAGGTCGGTGATGTTGAGTTCATCGGCACCGACGACGCCTACCTGATCCCGCTCGGCGTTGATGGCCTGCTGGTCACCAAGTACGCCCCGGCGGACTACATGGATACGGTCAACACCATGGGTCAGAAGTTCTATGCCAGCCAGGAGCCGCTGCCGCACAACAAGGGCATCGACCTGGAGGCGCAGTCCAACCCGCTGAGCCTCTGTACCCGTCCGCGCGCAATCATCCAGCTGAACAAGTGATGAACCGCCAGCAGCTCAAGGCGCGTGCCGCCCGCGACATCTTTCGGCGGCATCGGGAGGACTCGCTGGGCAGCTACCAGGACATGAGCAGCGGATTGCTCGATGGCCTGGAGTTGGTGCTGGCCCGCGACGTCGAGCGCGTCGGCGAGGACGGTGTGCTGCTGGTCGACCAGGTGCAGATCAGCGTCCGGGCCGAGCAACTGCCCAAGGTCCGCCGCGACGGGATGTTCACCCTGGACGGCAAAAGCTGGCTGGTCACCGTGCCAGTGCGCAACGACGGCGTGATCGTCACCGCCGCAGTGCGGCCGGCATGAGCGTCCGGGTCGGATTCAGGGGCGGTCGGGAAGCGTTGAAGCGCCTGGAAGCCGTCGACGAGAAGGCCAAGCGCGCCGTGCTCATGGCCACCAACGACACCGGCGAGACCCTGCGTGCCCAGATCCTCCGGGAGATGGGGGCGGCGGTGAACATCAAGCGCAACACCCTACGCGAGCGGGTGATCCTGACCCGGGCGGCGAGCTGGAGTGGCCAGGTGCGCATCTGGGCGCGGCGCAAGGGGCTGGTGCTGAGCCATTTTCCGCACCGGCAGTTGTACCGGAAGCAGAAGAAGGGCAAGCGCCGTCGTGCCGGTGTACAGGTCAACGTCTCCGGCAGGACTCGCATTCTCCCGGGCGCGTTCATCGTCGAATCGGCGGGCTCCGGATCGACCAATGGCCTGATCTTCATTCGCACTGGAAAGCGCTCCAAGGCCGAGCGCCTTGGCATGGCCGCCGATGGCGGCGACCTGTCGCGCACGAAGATCCAGGCGCTCTACGGCCCGTCGCCCTCGCAGATCCTCAACAGCAAGCTCCCCGACTACCAGGCGGCAGGCCAGCGCATCCTGCGCGAAGAAATCGTCCGCCAGCTCAAGAGGACCAACCTGTGAACCCGCTGAATCTGGCCGATCAGGCCCTGCTCGACCGCCTGCGCACCATCACGCCGGAAAACGGCTACCTGACCGACATCGGCAATCGCGTGCATGCCGGCTACCTCGGCGCGCTGCTCGAAGCCGAGGAGGTCGAGTACCCGCTGATCGTCGTCCAGCCGGACGAGTGTCCCGCGCCGAACCAGCGCGGGCCTGGCTGGCTGGTCGGCCTCGGCCGCAAGGTTGTCGGCGCCGCCGATCCTGCCGGCGGTCTCGAAGCGCTGAACAACGTCTATTGCGACCTGCTGCGCTGCCTGGTCACGCCGAAAAGCACTCCCACCTCCTGGGGCCAGCCGGGACTGCACAGCGTCACCTTCAAGGAAATGCAGCAGTTCCTGGCCGACCACGAAGTCCCCAAGGGCACGGTAGTCATCTCGTTACACCTGCACACATTCATCACTGGCCTCTGAGCCGGAGAATCCCATGAGCGAACTCTATTCCCTGCAGGGACGTTTTTTCTCTGCCGTCCGCAACGCCACCACCGGCAAGCCCGGCAAGCGTACCTGGCTCGGCAACGCCTCGGCCGCCACCCTGGCGATTTCCGCCAACAAGTCCGACAAGAACGAATCGTTCGGCGGATCGCGCGGCCTCTACGGCTCGCTGATCACCGGCAAGGGCGGCACCCTGAACATCACCCTCGACGAGTTTCTGGTCGAGAACCTGGCCTTGGCCCTGCATTCCAGCCCGGTCGCCATCGCCTCCGGCACGGTATCGGCCGAGGAGTTGCCGAGCGGGCTGGTGGCCGGCGACGAGGTGCAACTGGACCAGCGCTTCGTCTCCAGCCTGGTGCTGACCGACGGCAACGCCAGCCCGGTCACGCTGGTCGAGGGCACCCACTACGAGATCGTCTCGCTCGCCGGCGGCATCGTCAAAGTCATCAGCCCGGCCAGCCTGACCCAGCCGTTCGAGGCGGCCTACAGCTACGCCGCCGCCGACAGCCTGGCGATCTTCGCCAACAGCACGCCGCCCGAGCGCTGGATCTTCTTCGACGGCATCAAC